AATGCAGCAGCTCGTGACTACTACTTAGGTACAGTCGCCGGCGTCGCTATGTATGAATCAGCATCAATTGATATTGATGGTTCTGACGATGCAATTTCGGCTGTTTTCCATCCAGCAGCTATTGGAATGGTAATGAAGCGTGACTTAAGAATTGCAACACAAAGAGACGAATCAATTCGTGGATTTGAAGTTGTATCAAGTGCGGCATTTGGCGCAGCTGTCTTAGATCAAGCTAAAATTGTGAAGATGACTTCAGACTCAACACTTTAATTGTAAAAGGGGGATAGGATATGGCATTCGCAACAAACACACAACTACTGGAAGTAGTACCAACAATAACTAGTCACGGAATAACAGACTTTACAGATCAGTTAGCTGAAGCTGAAAAAGATGTTAAAAGATGGTTAGAGGTTAAGTGGTACAATAAAACAACCAGAGGTAAGACTTTTGATGCAACACTATTGACCGAAAGTCAGTGGACTAGAGCCACTATATTTCGTGCGTTAAGTACTCATATCCTTCCTTCCCTATCACCTTTCGCAGTCGGTGGGGACACTTTTAGAGAAATGATAACTTTCTATAAAGCAAGATTTAACGAGGAAATGGATATGGAAATGTCCCAAGGCGTTGAATATGATGCTGATAATGATAGTGTTATAACTAAAGGCGAGATACATAGACAGCGTGCAGATAGGATTTACAGATAAGATGAGTATCAGAGAGAACATCACAGCACATATAGTTGCACAAGTAGGAGCAATAACCGAGGTCAAAACAGTAACTCGAGAACCCAAAGCGTTAACAGAATTAGCCGCCACATCGTACCCACATGTATTAGTGGAAACGGCTAACGAACGCAGAGAAAACTCAAGTTATGGTAATGAAATCCGCCGTAAGGCTACAATGGATATTATACTTAATGTAGTAGTGTACAGTAATAACAGAGATCAAAATCGTAATGAAATTATGGAATTGATTGAAGAGAAACTTGCACTTGATACTACTTTAGGTGGATATGCACTTGATAGCGGAACAAGTGAAATCGTTATTAGAGAAATCGGTGAAACAGCTCCATACGGACAAGCAGCTATAATTTATACTGTTGAATATTATCACACCCGTGGTACTGTTTAACGGAACTGTTGCATTAGCGATAGTTAAAACAGCTTAACTAGGAGAGACTATAATGGAAACATTAGGATTAAACGGCGTAGTAAGATTAGCAGATACAGGTACATCTTTAACTGCATCACATAATATGCTACATGTCACATCTTTCTCAATTGAAGAGACATCAGAAACTATTGACACAACATCAATGGGTGATTCTTCAAGAGAAATATTGGCAACCTTTAGAGCCTTTACAGGCACAATCGATGGCTATTGGGACAAAGACGACCCAGCATTAGGACACGATGCTTCACCGGCTGCACCAGTTGTGCAAGCAGGCGATAAGATCGATTTCGAATTGCACCCATCAGGCGTAGGAACTGGAAACAGTATCTATGAAGGTTCTGCAATCGTTACAAGTATTTCTAGATCACAATCTTTTGATGGAGTAACAGAATACTCAATCACATTCGAAGGAACTGGCGATCTTGGATATAATGTCGGCGCATAAGGACTAAAATTATGGTACGCTCAAGCAAACCTCGGAAAATATTTAACGATATTNAAAAGACGCTTGGGCGTGCCACTATTGATGTAATTGAAGAGATAAATACAATTGCAATAAAAGAAACCCCGGTAAATACAGGATACGCTAAAAGTAGATGGCGTACTGTGGGAAGATATAAGTTAGGAGATACTATGAAAGTCATCGAAAACGACGCACCATATATAGGACTTTTAGGCGGAAGCGAGGGTAAACCAACTTCCAAACAAGCACCTGCTGGTATGATCAACCCTAAACTTAATAATAACATAAGAGACATAACAAACAGACGGAGAAAATTATGACGGATAAAAGAGTAGAAGCAAGAAAAAAAGCCAAGAGTAGAGCCATTAATTTAGCAACAGCACATTTCGAAACAATGTTAGCTGGTGCAATGAGAGGCCCTATTGCAGTCCCTGAATGGGATTTAGATGTGTATTATAAAACAACATCAACTATGGCAGAAGAAGCCCGTGTTATTGAATTAACACAAGAAGGTAAAACAACCGAAGGGCTTGTAGTACAATTAATAATGAAGGCTTTAGACGAAAACAGTGATCACTTATTTGATATGGGTGACAAACTAAAGCTAATGAACAATGTAGATCCACAAGTTATCTTGCGTGTAGTAACAAGTATGAATAGCGATGTTAAAAAAGAGGAAACCAAGTCGGGAAACTAAATGACCTCCCGGACATTCGATTCCTTTATAAATTAGCACAGGATCTTGGCAAGAGTGTTGAAGAGATATTGCAATTCTCAACATTCGAGCTAAAAGGCTGGATTGACTTCTATGTCTATGTAAATAAAGCAGAGAAAGAAGCAATGGAACAAGCTAAACGAAAGAGTAAAGGGGGGCGTAGATAATGGCTTCAACATATGAATTAATAGTTAAGGCAGTTGATCAAACATCTGCCCCAATGAATAAGATTGATAAAGCATTAAAAGGTGCAAACACACGCACCACTAAATTAAATGCAACACTAAAGAAAACAAACAATGGATTAAAAACATTCGGTAAAGCGGGCGCCAAGGGATTGGGCTCGCTAACCAAAGGACTNGGAGTAGCAGCCGCAGCCGCAACAGCAGCCGCTGGTGCATTTGCTTACATGACCAAGTCAACACTAAACACACTAGACAACTTGGGTAAAACAGCAAGTAAACTGGGTGTAGCAACAGAATTCCTATCAAAATATCGAGTAATAGCCGAAAGAGCAGGTATTAGTACTGAAACTTTCGATATGGCGCTTCAGAGATTTCAGCGTAGATTAGGTGAAGCACAAATGGGCACGGGTGAACTACTAAAACCATTAAAAGCAATGGGTATTAGTATGAAAGATGCTAATGGAAATTTCAAAGAAGGTACAGTTGTATTTGAAGAGTTCATAGCAAAACTAGGTGAAACTGAAAATGCGGAAAGACGATTAGCATTAGCAATGAAAGGTTTTGACTCAGAAGGTGTTAAAATGGTTAACATCGCTGAAATGGGTGCAGACAAAATTGCATTAATAGGTCGTAGAGCCAGCGAAGCAGGACTAGTTATAAGCAGTAAATTAACAAAAGCAGCAGCCGATGCCAATGATGCAATGGGTGAATTATTTGATTTCGGTAAAGGCTTTAAGCTACAGTTCTTTGGATCATTAAGCGAAACTATACAAGAATTAAGCGAGATGTTGCGAGAGAAAATACTCTTAAAGATTGAAGCATCAGGTGGTATGAGTGCATTCGCAAAAAAATTAGCAGCAGCATTCCTAGATGGCGCTAGTAAGTTCATAACTGCTACAGCATCATTTTTAGATGATTTAGTTAAAGCATTTAACACCTTTACTGATGGATTAAAAACATTTATTGTAGCATTAAGTAAGGCACCCATTATAGGTGACGGATGGAGTGCAAGCTTCGATGATAAATCAACTATAAAAGCTGGTCTTGAGTTAGATTTAACACAAGCAAAAGAAAAACTAGCCAAAGTAGCCGAGATGCCATTATGGCAAAAGCTAATACAAGGTGGTAACACTACTGGATTAGTAGTAGCACAACTTCAAGACAAAATTAAAGATTTAGAACAAGCATTAACTGATGTTGATGACACAATCTTTTTTGAAAAGTCAACAGAAGCAGCTGAAACATTCTTAAAAAAATCAGAAAAATATACAAAAGTATTAGATGAACATAGAGATAAATTATTAAAAGGTGCAGCCAATGATGAATTAAGAGAGAAGTATAAAGTATATGATGATGCTATATTAAGACACATAAGAATTAAAAAACTAGAAAGTAAAACAAATAATGAAACAAATGAAACTGTAAAAGCAGCTCTATTACCATTAAATCAATTTGATCAGTTTATGCGAGACTTAACAAACAGTGCAAGTGCATCCGCAACTAAATTAATGCACGAACAACAAGCAGTTGCAGAACTTGATAGACTGTTAGCAGCAGGTAAAATAAGTATTGATACATATGCACAAAGTATGGTTATGCTGGGTAAAGGTGCCGGTGGCGCCAAAGACGAAATAGCTAAAATGGCTCCACATGTAAGTCAATTTGATCAGTATATGCGAGATTTAGTTGAAAGTTCAAATGCAGCAGTAACACAACAAGGTTTTGAAATAATGGCGTTAGCCGAGCTTGATAGAATGTTACAAGCAAATAAAATCAGTTTAGATGCATATGTAGCCGCAAAAGAAAGCATTCGACCATATGACTTTAGCAAAGATGCTCCACCACAAATGTTTGATGAAGGATTAACACCGCAACAAAACTTGGATATATTAACACAACAAATGCAAAAAGAAGCAGAACTGTTGCAAATGAAAAAGGATATACTTGCATTAGCTGGTCCTGAACAAGAAGCAGCCATACAAGAAGCATTAGGATTAGAAAATAAATTAAATTTCCAAGAACAGTTAGTTGAAAGTTATAAAAAGAATCACGAAGAACTAGATAAAGTTACAACAGCATTAGCAAATGTTAGTCAATTGGCATTAGATGCCGGTGTAAGTGAAGAGTTCCTAACCGAAACACTATTAGCACAACAAGACGCACTAGAAAAGAATTTAGGTACTTGGACAGAAAAAGCATTAACAACAAGTGAAATTATTAAAAATGGATTTAATAGTATGGCCAACAGTATTGGCGGTGAATTAGCAACTGCGATACGCAAGGGCGAAGGATTTATGGATGCATTAAGTAATGCGTTTACAAGAACACTTGATAATATATTACAACAAATATTAACAAGTCAAATAAACAGCTTATTAGCACAAATGTTTAATATAGGACCAAGTGCAGGAAAGTCAGGTGGTGGATTAGGAAGCTTTATCACTAGCTTCTTGGGAACCCCAACTGTGGGTGCACCATGGGGTGGACTTAACTTCGGTGGAATGAGAGCAACAGGTGGACCAGTAGCAAGAGGCCAGAGTTATCTCGTAGGAGAAAATTCGCCCGAGATATTTAGCCCAACAACTGCAGGATCTATCACTCCAATGGATGAGGTAAATAATAGTAATAAACAAGTGGTGTTTAATATTAATGCGGTGGACACCCAAACCGGAATCGAATTTCTTCTCAAGAACAAGCCGCAAATTATAAATATGGTATCGCAAGGATTTAACCAACGCGGTCGACAAGGAATAACAAGTTAAGGAGTAAAAAGATGGCAACATTAAAAGACATATGGAATTACCCAAATAACCCAAGCAGAGGTTATGTAACAGACGCAGCACACTGGAGTGGTGACAATAGCTATGGAGTAGACCAAAGAATAAGCGAAATTTTAGATGAATCGTACAGAGATTATACAGGTAGTAGTACAGTTGCAAATATATCAAGTACTGAATTAAGTCAAAAAATAGGTGAGTATATAAACTATTTTGATGCAAAAGGTCAAGACACAAACTTAACTTTTAGAGATATAACAACAGTACCGTTAAACGAATGGAGTGTATATCCTACAGGATATAGTGCATCATATTTAAGAGAGTATAGTGTACAAGATAAAGTATGCTTGCAAATACATTCCAGCACCTTCTCACAAGGCATACAAGGTAATGGAATTAGTACTGAGCTTGATTATAATACTTGGAATAGCACCAATGCAGAACCAACACAGTTTTTTGGATGGGATTGGAATGGAACAGGCATTCCGACAAGAGGATTGTTTGGAGAAGCATCTTATTTTAGAGATATAAGATGGTTAAATCAATTAAGTCAACCTGGTTATGTTGGGGGTACTGAGTATGCTGATACATATACAGCAGCCGCAACAATAAACGGACATACTGCTTGGACTTTATATAGTGACCAAGCTAAAACAACACCATTAGTTCACCCTAGATTAAGTACAGTAGTTGATACAAATTTCTCGTTCACTGAAAGCACACAACCAGCTAGCTTTAATTTATATGAAGGAGCATTAATGCACTTTACCGGTGACAATAGCGTAGGATTTGTGGATGGTGACAGGATAGCAATAGGTACAACTATGAAAGGTGGTTATTTTAACAATGGTGGTGGTTCATATGGTGGTACCGTAAACCAGGACGCAAACGAACATCTATTTTTGAAAAATACTGGTTATACAAACACATACGAAGTATATACAGATAGTGCATTAACAACTGCAGCAACATTAACAAATGAAACAAAGTTCTCTGATAAACCAACATTTGAAATACAAAGTGATGGAACACTAGTCTCTTTAGCAGTTCAATTAGATTCGACACAGGGCTGGGGTACATTAATAAATGAACTAAATGCAAGTATAATGAGTGACATTCCTGGTAGAACAAATCGTTGTGGTTTTTGTCGAATTGGAATGCATCAAGGAGCCAACCCATCGAGTGGCGGACCATATAAAGCAGTACATACAACATTAATAGGAACAACATATGATCACGAGTGGTACAGCTGGGAATGGCTTCCTTCAGGTACTGGTGGAACATTAATGATATACGAGGATCATCCAGATCCAAATAACTCAAATATGGTACGAGTGCAACAACCAGCAGGTCAAAGTGATTATACTGGTGCAACATCAGGTGCAGTCATTGGAACAATAGAAATAATTGATGTATGGTGTGCAGACAGATATACAGCTGGATCGTTCTATCAGCCAATGGCAGCAGGTACATCAACATCAGGACCATTAACTGGAACTGGCGAACTTGGAGCTTATCAACCACAAACTAATAGCTGGGGATTGAATTCGGCCTTTATGGGCAGAAAAGGTTATCTATATCAAGGTGATAATACTGATAGAACTGTTATAAGATGGGATAAGAAACATATGAGTTTTGTTTATGCGCCAGCAGACCCAACTATACTTGGCGGTACTTATGCAAACCCAAATTCAACAGCTTGGGGTCGATGGATGGATGGATTTAAACAGTATCCACATACATATCTGCATTCAAGTCTTGGAGTTCAGACATCATATCAAAATGCAGTGATTGATTGGACTAAATTATGGACTCCTGGTAGTACAACTTTTAGTACGCCAACCTTTATAACTGCTCCAATAAGTACTGGTAAGATTGGAGTAACAGGTGGCACTGGGTGGCACAATCAATGCATCGGAAGTGGATTAAGTAGCTGGACTACTGCAATAGTAGGGAGTGGATCTGCTAGTCTGCACGATGGTAAGGGCACAATGACATTAAGTGATTTTGGATTAACAGCTGGCACTGATTTACAGCATGGAACTCCGATAGGAGTGTTTGAAGTAATGGCAGTACCAGACTCATATGTAGCACCAACACCTTATGCTGAAGATGTATTTGATACAGATAGCGAATGGGACGATGCAGGTGGAGATTATACTGGAACAAAATTATGGCCCAAGCACATAACACCTCGTAGTATTAAAGTAATACAAGCAACACCAGGTAGTGTAACAACAAGTCAGAGTGGTATTAAGTATGTGCGTACAGCTGGAATTGTAAAACATCAATTAGAGGTAACATATCCGCCGATGAATGAAACAGCTTTTAGAGAATTTGAAGCAACAGTATCAGCAGCAAGAGGACAAGCAACACCTTTCTATTTTGATTTCAAAGGTTATGGCAGCAGTAATGTAAGTCTTGGGTTTAATAGAATAGATGACAACAGACATTTTGTAAGTACTCCGTTAAGATACTCACCAACCAAAGGTGATAATTATTTAACAATTGAAGGATTTGACGCAAATGCAACTGACGCCATATTAAAAGGTGAATATATAATTATTGGCGGAGCTCGAGATGGTAATTTAGTACAAGCAACAAGTGGTGATGACGCAAATGTGTTCGGTGAAGTTAAATTTAGAATAAATCAACCGGCGAGATACAATTATGCAGCTGGCGGAAATATGTATGTAAACCCAGCACACGCAATTGTCACATTAGCCGAAGATACTTTAGAATATAATATTGGAATGGATCAATTGTACACCTTTACAGTGCGATTTGATTTCGACGAGTGGAAATAAATTATGGCAGATAGATTAAGCTCAGCATTAATAAGTGCAGTTGAAAAGAAAGTAATACAGTGTTATGAAAGTGTATATATAGACATAGACGATGGCGTATATATAACAAATGCACCATATACAGTAGAAATTGACGGTAATAGTTATTTAAGTGTGGGACAGTTCCTGGGTTTTAGTGCAGTACAAGAAGAAAAAGTATTTACGACAAGCGAAGTAACAATTAGCTTGAGTGGAATGCCAAGTCACGAACTAGGAACCAGCTTTATAAGTGATTTATTGCAGTATGATTATGTTGATAAAGAAGTTAAAATATATCGTAGCTTTTTTGATCATAGTAGTTATATAGACAGCTTTTTAATGTTTAAAGGCAGATTGGATAGTCCAGTTATACAGGATGACCCGTTTGAATCAACAACAATAGCAGCAACTTGTAGTAGTCATTGGGTTGACTATGAAAGAACAAATGGATTAATAACAAACGACGATAGACAACAAGATTTATATAGTGGCGACTTGGGATTTGAGTACGCTAAAGAAACTATTAAAGATATTAAATGGAAAACAGGATAAGGAGTATATATTATGAAAATGCAAGAAAAGATGATATTAGCAACATATATATCAAACAAGCACGGAGCTGAATATGAATGGGGTGTTAACGATTGTAACACTTTCGTATTTGAGTTCCACGATCAAGCATACGGTACAAATTTAATGAGTATGTGTAAGTACAGAGATAAGCGAGCTGCAATGAAATTCAGCAAAGGTTATTTAACATTAAATCAATGGATGCATATACACGAGTACAAAGCTAAACCAAAGAGTGGTAAAAACAAAGCGTGGGCCGAGGGCGATATAGCAGTACAGACTATTAAGCCGTGGTACAACAGTGCGTTTGTTTATCATAATGGTGCGTTTTGGGCTATGACAGAAGGAAAAGGTCTAAACAATTATACAGTTAAAGCAGTTGAAGGTGTTATGACAAGTGCGTGGCGCAAAGATGATGGTAAAGACGAAACATACGAAACGCTAGATGAATCAGAAGCAGCTTTAGAGTCAGAAGAGAGTGATTGGATCGAAGACAACACTTGCAAGGATTGTGAAGAATTTCCTTGTGAATGTGACAGACCAAAGGAATAAAATAAAATGGGCGCAGCAATAGGGGCTATAGTAGGAATTGCAGCGGCAGTGTTCGCTCCGTATGCCGCAGCGGCTTTAGGATTAACAGGAATCGGTGCAACACTGTTTGGCATCGGCCTGCAAATGGCAGTCGGCAGCATCTTTAACAAAAAAGCCGCAAAGAAACAAGGCGGTGGTGGTGGTGTATCAGACGCAGGACTATTAGTTAACAAAACAAGTAATGTAAGTGCATTACCAGTTATATATGGCGATAGCAGTGATACATATCCTGGCAGACGATTGGGTGGTACAAGAGTATATATGCAAAGTACCAACAATGACGGTGTAACAACTGGAACTGGTGGTAATGAGTATTTACATGTTGTATTAGCATATGCACACGGCAGTGGAAAACCAAACTCGGATGGTGCAGGACCAGTAGCAAATCGAATCTTATTAAATGACAAAGTCGCGTGGACAGCCGCAGAAGGAAAAGTAGTATCAGGACATAGCTTATACGATGCAACTGAATATGAGGGCTATGATTTTAGTAAGTTCGATGTAGCATTATTTAATGGTTGCTCAGACCAAACTCACTCAGTAGGGCGAGATTACAGCACCTTTGATGATTTCGATGCAAGGAAAAGTGATGAATGGACAAGCAATCACAGATTAAGAGGAGTTGCATACGCTTATTGTCGTTTGCAATTTGACCGAGATACATTCCCAGGTGCACCAACTATTTTAGTTGAATCAACAGGAATTAAAGTCAAAGATGTATATGAAATACAACAAGGTACAACTGGCAGTGGATTATATGCAAACAAAAGCAACCCTGCAAACATCATATACAATTATTTAACAGACACAACATTCGGTAAGGGTTTAGCTGATGCTGATATTGATATAGACAGCTTCGTTGCAGCAAGAAACTATTTTAACACTATTAATTTAGACTTTATTGGCGTAATACAAACAGGTGATACGCTATTTGATAATGTACAAACACTGTTAGCAAGTTGTAATGCAAATCTATATTATAGTAGAGGTAAGTACGCAATTAGTATACACAAACAAGAAACTTTTGATGATAACACATTCAGATTTAGTAAAGATAATATATTGGGTGCGTGGACTATTAGTCTAGGAAGCAAAAAGAACAGATTTAATAGTATGACTGTTAACTATTATGATAGTAGCAATGGATGGCAGCCCAACAGTGTTAAAGTTGATAATGCAACATACTTGGCAGCAGATAGTGATATATTAAACGAAGGTGCAATTGATTTACCGATGGTAAGAACGAGAGCCGATGCAGATAGATTGGGTAAGTTCTATTTAGACCAAAGTAGATACACAACAGTAGTTAATTTTAAAGCAAGTCACGAAGCTCTACAATTGGATGTAAATGATATTGTATATATTGACCACGAAGTACCAGGATGGACTGGCAATGATCAGAAGAAATTTCGTGTCAGTGCATTAGTACTAAATAGTGATAGTACCGTAGAGGTTACATTAATGGAGTATGCACCGGATAGTGTGTATATTGAAAATCAGTAAAGGAGTAAAGTATGAGTATAATAAGTGTACAAAACGGCGATGTGTATGTTAGTTCGCAAGACGAGGTAGGTCAGATTGCAGGCGATTATGCAACACAAAGTTATGTAAACAGTGCAATAAGCACATTAATTGACGGTGCACCAGCATCGTTGGATACATTAAATGAATTAGCAGCGGCGCTATCAGATGATAGTAATTTCGCTTCAACAGTAGTATTAAAAGCAGGCAGTACAATGACTGGTGCATTAGTACTTAACGCAGACCCAACAGTTAACTTGGGTGCAGCAACAAAACAGTATGTCGACAATGTAGTAACAAGTGCATCGGGCACAGTAACAAGTGTTGCAAGTGGTACTGGTTTAACAGGTGGCCCTATAACAACATCAGGCACATTAAATGTTGATGTGGGTACAACCGCAAACAAAATAGTTCAATTGGATTCGAGTGCAAAAATACCAGCAATCGATGGTTCACAGTTAACAAATTTACCAGCACAATCGTTTAGTTCAATAACAGGTAAGCCAACAACAATAAGTGGATACGGGATAACAGATGCTGTCACCGATTTAGATGATTTAGGTGATGTTGATATATCAAGTCTAGGTGTCAGAGAGTTATTATGGTACGAGGGCGCTTCAGTAGGTGGAGCAACTCCAGTCTGGGGCTCACAAGAATTAAATTTAAGTGATAGCATGTTTGCAAATTTAGCCATAACCAGCTTATCAGATAATGAATTTTTAAAGTATGATAGTTCAACATCAAAGTGGATAAACTCAGCTATCCCAGCACAATCGTTTAGTAGCTTAACAGGTAAACCAACAACAATAAGTGGATACGGGATAACAGATGGTGTTACATTAACTGGAACAGAAACATTAACAAATAAAACATTAACAAACCCTGTAATGCGTCAGATAACTGGTGACTCAAGCTTCGGAGCTTATAGTGGTGATAGATTGCAATTTACAACAAATTATCAAGGCTCTTGGAGTTATGGATCAACAGGACCAGCAGAAAACTGGAACACTGATTTATTAACAAAATCGTGGCAGGACCCTGGTAATAATATGATAAATGTTTATCAACTTGCAACCGCTGAAGATAAAAACCTTTTTAGAATCAACACCTTTAACGAAGGCACTACTGTTAATGCAGGCAGCTTCGTAACTGGTAAAAAATATATAATAACAAGTCTAGGAAACACAACACAAGCACAATGGGAAGCAGCTGGTTTAAGTTCAACTTTAACTGCAGCAGTTAATAATGTGTTTACAGCCACAGGTGCAGGAACTGGAACTGGAACTGTTAAAACCTGGGATAATGGAAGCCACAGTGTGGGTTTTAGCTTAAAAGGCGGCGATGATGTAGGATTTGAATATGATGGTAATTTCGTTAATGGTGTTCGTTATGAAATATATACGCTTGGCGATACAGATTGGAATACAGTTGCAGGAACCAGTGGTGTAACATATGCAGTGGGTGATGAATTTATAACAGATAATAGCGGCGGCACTGGAACAGGTGTAGCAATTGATTTAAGAGCAAATGCAGGTAAAATTAATAGTTTTGATGCATATACAAGTACAAGCTCAACACCACACCCAACAAATATACAATTTCTAGCAAACAAATTAAGCTTCAAAGATATACACGGAAACCATCAGTTCGACTTTCCAAGAAAAGATGGTACTGCAAATCAAGTAATAACAACAGATGGTGCAGGACGATTAACTTTCCAAAATGCACCAGTATCAAATTTATCAATCTTATCAGATGATCAACAATTTATAAATGGTTCTGCTCAAGGTCAAGCTAGTGCCAACACCAGTCTGCGAAATGGCGTATTAAATATTAGTACAGATAATAGTGGATGGGATCACGCTCAGCTGATGTTATCAGATAGTAATAATAAAGTAGTAGCAATAACAGCCGAAGAGGCTAATAATAAAGATAGATTTATTATAACTTTTGACCCTGATGGTGATAATGACACATCTGGTGGTAATACTGGTGATTATGGTCATTATATGTATAAAGATTATGGGTCAGGTGGTTCATTAATGGGCTGGGATATTTACGGAGCTCAGAATGGATTTAACTGGACAATTAATGGTGATCGTAATGGTGATGTTGACGCATACGATAAAAAGCCTTTAACTATAACAGCAGGTGACTTTACAGTATTTACTCGAGATGCGTATAACTCAAGCAAACAAACTTTAAATATAACCAAAGATATGGTACAACCCAAAGTACCGTTAAACTTAAAATCATATACAGTAGCTGAAGCAAATGCATTAACAAACATAGACAGTGGTTCGTTAATATGGGTAAGCAACGGTAATGNAGGTGCCGGTACAGTAGCAGTATATAACGGAAGTGATTGGAAAGTATTACCATACACCAACACAATTTCGGCTTAATAAACGCCTTTCCCTACCAACATAAATACATACAATAACAACACTATATACAGTCAATTTAGGTGTCTTAGACGCTTTTTAAGACTGTATATAGCGGTGATCTTTCTTGAGCTGTACTCACATAAGCAAAAGGAAATAAACGATGGAAATAAGCGAAATAAGACCATTTGGGCCAACAGTATTGGGTCAATGGAAACGAAAAGGTAATGTAGCTGCAACACAACATATTAAAACAGTATTTGTGTGTACAAGTATAACAGAGTACCCGCCTGGTAAGCAATTAAGTGTTATGTATCAACAGCGTGATTTATGGAAAGCAACAAACATTCGCTTTCGACGATCAGGTAAAGTAGGAGTTGCGTTAGTGGGAACAGATGCAACTGTTGATGAATGTGCAGAATGGGCAGCAACACAAGGCGTAGTTGAAACAATAGATGTAAGTGCAGAATCAATGCAGTATTTCTATGACAATAGAAAAAGAGGCGAGTATGGTAAAGTTGCAAGAAATACATACGATATAGACAACGAGGATTTAATACATCAGTACGAGGTGCAAGGCAGAAGCTTGCACGAAATGGCACAAGAGTATAATTGTACATATCATAATTTATATAATAGAATCAGACGACATAAAAAAAGAAACCATATAGATCATACGCCAAAACAAATAGCTTTAGATGTTGACCCTATTGAGTTAATACGATTGCGAGAGGTTGAAGCAATGAAATATAAAGATTTAGCAACATTATATGAATGTAGTCAACCAACTATACGAAACGCATATATAAGAGCAAAAGCAAGGTTGACAAACAAAGTATAAGATGTTATAATGTATAAATAGTATTGTAGCAAAACGCTACCCATTAACCGATACAACGCCTTGTTGTATTGATGACAACTCGTATATGATGACAGACGAAACACAAACATGTTCCGACTCCTTTCAAAAAAGACTGATCAGTAAGATCCCTATGCATCATATACACCCTTAGGGTACAACTCGTTTCTATTAGCCAAATTTAGACATCATTGAGTTGTACCCTTTCTTTTGACCAAAAGTAATGAAATAAATGCGTTTCTGCCGGTAAATCTGCCGTTCTTGATAAATAGTATTATACAAAAAGCATTATCATTGACAAATAAAGAGATTTGTAGTATAATAGTGTTATATATAAATTGTTTAGTAGCATGTTAAGATGTGTGAAACAGCGGATACAGGACGCAAGAAATTGCATTGGGCACAGGAAGCCAAAGCTGGACAATTTATATATTATATATTAAAAGGAGAGAGATATGAGTAATAAATTTATATTTAACGCAACAAAGCGTAGTATGAGTGCCCAAAAAACCAGATATGGTAATGACAAATTGGATAGATGGGGTGCACCATTAAAAAGCATACAAGTAATATTTGATAAACCAGAAATGAAAACAGAAGCAATGCGCCGAATGGTGTTATTAGCTAAACTGTATAGTACGGATTGGGATATATTTCCAGAGGAATTGCAAAGTGGCGGTGACCCAAAACCAATGAGCATAGAAAGTGTTATGACTGATATGTTAACACAAAGTGTTAAATGGGAAGCAAGTCCAGGAAATCATATATTTGAAAGCTTCATAACAAGACACAATGATATGCTTGATTATATAAAGGTTCACTTTAATGATCATCATCTGCAACAAATAGAGAATGATTATGCAGTAAGGATAACACCGAGACGAAAAGCTAAAAAATTACCAAAAACAAATTTAGATGATTTAATAAGATAAAGGAGATATTATGACAAATAAAAAAGATAAAATAGATGCAGTTAAATATGCAAAATTAAAAGCAGAAGCCCAAGCAATAATAGGAGCATTATCATTAGAAAGATTGGGTGAGTTATTAACCAAGGACTCTATTAAAAATGACAGAAAAAAATAATAAAGGAAAGCCTAAAAAAGTAAAAGCATATAAGCTTCCTGGATCAGAACAAGTATTTAAATTGTATAACGCTGATAAGATTGCATTAGAGAATGCAAGAGCTCAAGCAATAGACGAATTAAGTAAAAAACACGATATAAGTAAAACAGTTGCGGCGTGTATATTGGATGCTAAATTAAAAGAAATGCATATAGAAGCAGATAAAAAACAAGCAGTCGCTAATAGAGTAAGAAACCTTTTAGATGACTGCTATCCCGACGATGAATAAAACAAAGAAAAAACTTGACAAATAGATAAATAAATGTATAATATACATAATTGGCTAACAGAAACAGAACCCCACAGAACCCTTTAACAAATACGATTAAGCTGCACACGGCGACTGACAGTGTGACGAAACCCCTAGTGATGTCATAGGGTAAGTTGATTGCGTATTATCAAATTCGAAATTGTACCCTGTTAAACGCAGGATCCCTTAAAAGAACCCCCTATGTGGTACCGCTTTAATTTCGTCTTAATGGTTGTAGTATAGAGATATACGAAAAGGCAAATATATACTAATATTGGCTAAGTGAGTAGGAATACACGCAGGAAACTGTGCCCTACAAGTGCGTTATAATAACTTCCGTATCGGTTGTAGCGTACTGCGTTAAATAGATACGCTTGTAAAAGGATGATAGCAAAACCCGCCTTTCTCGTAAGAGTTGAGTTGATACGGTAATGACAGATACTTCAAGTATTTGAATTATAATTAACGCTATTTCGTAGCGTGATTATGACTTCAAACTTCAAGTATATTTAAATAATAATATTATATCTATTAAATATTATCAGTTGTTCCACTTAAGAAAAGAAAATAACTTGAAAATTAAATAGCTGAGTGATAACGAAAGCGATTTAATTGATAGTTCCGTAAGCGATAGCGAACGGATTAAGTGATATGAATGATTTAGATACAACTCTGGCTTAAAGAGATAAATAGTTATAACAACAAAGGAGTAAGAGATGGTAATACAAATATACAAATATATAGACAATCAAAGATCAACAACCGTAAAACAGTACGATAGTTATGAAGCATATGAAAGAGATTATTTCGTTATGCTTATGGCTGGTACTTGGGTAGGACATAGGATATTTGAAGATATAGATCTCAACGAATTTGAAAAGTTAAGTGATATAGAAATAAATCGATTATATGTAAAGGCTTATTTCGATCGCGATAGTTATGTTAAACATTATATAAACGGAGCAGTACAATGAAACGCAAAACCCCTAAGAGTTTTAATAAATGGTGGAGTGGATTAAGATCACACCCAAGAATCAAACGCAAAGAAATAACTGATAAGTGGTTGTATTATGCAACTAAAACAGTAAGTATGCGTGGAAATCAAGATGAGCAATTAGTAGTGTTCACTATATGGAATCGTTACAGTAAAAGCAAGTACGATGTAAGTAAATGGAGTGCAAAGATAGTGTACGACATAGTAAATCAAAAACAAGTGGCATATAAAAGACAGAACTCCCGCAAAAAGCCAACTGTTGTAATAAAGAAAAAGACTACTCGCAGAGTGATTAGTAGCGGGCACAACAATGGATACACCATCAACTATAATAGATGACCCTTGTGATGATATAACACTGTTATGTGATTATTGGGAAATGTGGCTGGGAATCAGCATAAAAAAAGCCTTAAAGTAGACGGACCACTCCAAGGCTTTAGTATGGACACACCCCCAGCGTCCACAGTGTATTTATAAAAAATGATAAATAAAGGAAGTAAAGAATTATGAAAATAACAAAACCAAGTGTAGAGGAAGTAACAAAAAGTAGCATCAAGAACTGTTTAGTTCTCGTTAATGCAATTTTGGGATTAGCCTTTATGCATTATTTTGTATATTTAAGCAGTACATTAATTGCTTGGATATTTTAGCCACAGAGGCGTTAACCTGGAGAGAGTCAAATGACTAAAAAAACAGACAGTAACCCTAAAGGTGCAGGGCGTAAAAAGATAGAACTTGATCGCGATATGATCTTAAAACTCGCTGAATTGCAATGTAATTGGAAAGAGATTTCGTATGTATTGGAATGCAGTGTTGATACACTAAAGCGTAATTATGCCGATATTATCGACAAAGGGTACGCAATGGGTAAAATTAAACTTCGCAGAGCAATGTTCCGCAATGCAGTTGAAAATGATAATGCAGTTATGCAAATCTTTTTAGCTAAAAACCTATTGGGATATCAAAACGAACCTGTCAATCAGGGCGAGGATAGTGTAGTATTACCGTGGGAATCGGACGATAAATAACACTAAAGAACACCCCAAGTTAAACCATATAAGGGAAAAACAATGCGAGAATCAAGTGCCAAGGATAAAGCTAAAACAGAAGAATGTCGACAATGGATCGAAGTAACAGAAACAATTGAGAAACAAACTACAAAGAACAAAGACGACATTAGGGATATTAAAAATAGTATTGATACTATTAAAAATAACCATCTTCACCACATCGAAAAGGATTTGGAAAAGCAGTCTAAAGCAATTGAAAAAATAGATGCAAGAATCTGGTGGATACTATCCATCCTTGTAGTAAGTGTTGTACTGAGTATGGTAGGACCAAGTATAGGAGTTAAATAATGGCTTATAAAAGTAAAAAGACTAAAAACAAAAAGACTAAAAAATCTAAGGGGAAATATAAATGAATAAATTAAAAGAATTATGTAAAAGTAAAAAAGCACAAGTATGTGCATTAGCAATCGTATGTGGATTGATCGTATGGCACTATTGGCCGTTTATCAATGCCGCAGTATAAGGAGTATAAGATATGGCAAATTTCGTAAGAGGCGATGAAGAGTTTACAGTCCAAGTATTTGGATTTAACGATGATATTGGAAATAGTACAGAGACTATATGGCCAACTGGTGGGTTTATTAACTTGGCAGCATCTGGAGCAGCTCAGACATTAACATTAACAAGTGCCGGTGGTGCAACTGATAGTGGTGTTGTAGTTCATTTAGAAGGACTAGATGGTGCAACTTGGAACCGTAAAGAAGAAGATGTAACACTGGGTTCAGATGGTACATATACAACAACTGAAACTTGGGGTCGTGTAAACAGAGCTTGGGTTAATAGTTCAACAAATTTAACTGGCGATTGTACTATCGCAACAACGACAAGTAATACAACTCTACAAATATTAATGAAAGATCAAAATACAACAGGTAATGCATCATATACAGTACCGTGGGGACACACTGGTTATATTGATAGTATTAGTTGTAACAGTAGTGTATCAACTGTGGGTGTTAAATTAGTTATCAGTATTATGGAATATAAAACTGGTGTAGGGTTTTTGACAAAAGATAAAAGTCGTGTAATTAATTTTAACGGCAGTTATGATAGACAATTTATTAAACCTGTAAAAGTTCCACAAGGTTCAAGTATTGAATTGCAAGCTATATGTACAGCGGGTACAGCCTTAAGTGCAGACTTCGTAGTATTAATTGATAAAAATTAAGGAGCCAACCCAGTGCGTTTAACCCCCAACCACTTGGATAGATGGCGTATCATTCCAAGGCTGCTTATATTAACATATATGGCAGTCTTTTGGAATGTTACAAACTGGTTTATGTCTGTACCAGACCCTAATAATGCACAAGCAGGATTCGTAAGTGTAGTAGTGGGCGCTGGAGCTGCCTGGTTCGGCTTATATGTAAATAGTAAGAGTGAACCAGTAGAACAAGATAAAAAACCAAAAGACAAATATTAAATAGGAGTACCCCCAAATGAAAAGACATATTAACAGTGACCATTGGGACACTAAATTGGATCAACCAGATGGTAAGATTAAAACACAAAGGCTTGAAACTATAAGTGTAGTTGATGGTAAACTTCGTAGAGAAACTGTAGTAAGATCGTTCTTCTCTAATGGTGACTATATGGATAGTGAAAGTTCAGAAGTAATATGCGATGCCGCTGAGTAAACCACAACAAACTATATTTGATGACAAAAATCGCTTCAGAGTGGTCAGTGCAGGCAGGAGGGGCGGCAAGTCGTTCCTCTCTATATGGGAAATGGCTCGTGCCGCAACTCAACCCAATCAAAAGATTATGTATTGCGGACCATCGTACAGGCAAAGCAAATCCGTTATCTGGCAGGATTTGAAAGATCAATTAATAAGTAAAAGGTGGGTAAAGAAAATAAATGAGTCAGAATTATCAATAACATTAATAAACAATAGTACAATAATAATTCGTTCAGCAGACGCTGGAAACAGCATAAGAGGTAGTCGGTTTAATTTTTGTGTACTTGACGAATGTGCATTCTTTCCTGATGGAAACAATGTATGGACAAATATAATAAGACCAACACTGTCTGATTTAAATGGGCAAGCGTTGTTTATTAGTACGCCACAAGGAATGGGTAACTGGTTCTATGACTTGTATCAACAAGGACATACGCTTGATGATTGGAGTAGTCATCAATTTACAACTGCTGAAGGTGGAAATGTATCGCCAGAAGAGATAGAAGCTGCAAAAAGAGATTTAGATACAAAAACATATTTACAAGAGTATGAAGCATCGTTTCAGAGTAGTGGTAATGTTATATACTATGCATTTCAACCAGATAATATTAAAAAGTTCGACCAAGAGATTCCTGGACAATTGCATATAGGACTCGACCTCAATGTTAGCAAAATGACCGCAATTGTATGTGCAAAGTATACAGATGGATTGCATATAATAGATGAAATAGTATTGCGTAATACAAACACAGATGAAATATGTCAAGCGTTGCGAGAAAAGTACCCCGGTAAAAAAATATACATATATGCTGACCCGGCTGGAAAACAAAGGCGTACAAGTGCAAGAGATAACACTGATCATACTATTATAACGCAATGGGGTATGGAGTTAAGAGCGCCAAGAAGCCACCCTTTAGTTAAAGATAGAATTAATGCAGTTAATAGATTATTATGTAATGCAGACGATCAACGCCATTTATTTGTGGACCCTAAATGTAAAGAAAGTATAACAGCGTTAAGTAAGCAACAGTATAAAGCTGGTACAAGCATTCCTATTAAAGATGCAGAGTTCGGTTATGATGGTGTTAATGATGGAATTGGATACGCAGTATCGTACCTGTATCCGCTGCGTAAAGAGTATACGGAGCGTACTCAAAAGGTGTATGGAGCGTTTTAAAACCGCCGAAATAACCGTATAAACCGCCAAAAATAGCAAAATATAATAAATAGTATTATACAAAAAGATTGACAATCGAGTCAATCCATAGTATAATAACAGCATATGATATAAAATAGTATCATATATAATATAATTGAAAAGGAGAAATATAATGTTAAAAACAAAAATACAATTTACAATAAATTTAGATTACTGGTTCACAGCAGATAAGTGTGAATTAAAGGGTACAACAACCCATTACTTTAAGGCTGATGTTGATATGAATAACCATATTGATGTGTACAAAGCTATAGAGGCAGAAGTAGCAAATCTAAATAACAATGAATACTTGCGTTTCACGAGAATTGGATACAAAGAATTTGAGTGGAATGTTGTAGATTCGGATGATATACACGAAGCGAGAGTGAATCTTATTAAATTTAGAGAAAACAGTAAAGTTGGAGAGCTTCGTTATATAATTGATGATGTCAACAGTCAAGTATTTAAATATAAAGTTGATGCAAGAACTTTACAAGAGGTGACAGCGTAATGAAAAATACAACAACATTCTATGTTCAGTCTACAACCAATAGTAGTATGAGCAACCAACCACCAAATTACATTCGTAAACAAATATTTAAGACTGATAGTGTGGTTCCAATAGAGGTTCAAGCTAGAGCATATGTTGAATCTAGTAGAAGAAATGGTGTCACCATTGTAAAGACCTGGTGGGATGATAATGCATATCCAATCTTAAAAAAACAAGAAATGTGGATACCCAGCTGGTTATGATAGCGTAATAAATACACTGTCTCAATAGAGATTACCAAGTAAGAAATTCAGCCCACAATGTAGTACAAGATGCGTTGTGGGTTTTTTAGTGGCCATAAAAAAAGCCTTACAGTATAATATAAGTATGAGCAAATATTTGGATACTGTAAGGCTTTAATAATGGGTTGTGCAACTGTATAAACTTCTATTATTATGGAGAAATAACATTAACCCATTATGTTGTATAACATTCGTTATACTGCTGTACTCAACAACAAGTATATTATAGCATTATAATACTCTCTTGTCAACCGAGTGTAACAGTATTTATGCATAAATAAGTATAAATATAGTCCAGGATTTAAAATGGATAAATAAGAATGTAATTGACTCTGCTCGGTCAATGGCGTGAAGCATATGTCCAAGGTGACAGTATAAAATAAACTCTTAAGAGGAAAAACAATGAAAACATCAAAACAATTAAGTTCGGTGCACCCAGGTTATGCCGAATACGCTTATAGATGGGACTATTATATGCGTTCGTATATGGGAGCCGAGGAGTACAGAGATGGTGCATACTTGCGTAAATATATCGCAGAAGATCAAGCACCGGGAAATCAGTACCAACAAAGATTAGTAGACACAGCACTACAAAACCATACTCGTCAAGTAGTTGATGCGTATAGAAGCTTTCTATTTAGAAACCCACCAAGACGAACAATGGGACCATTAGCGGATAACCAATTTGCAATGCAGTTCCTACATAATGCAGATTTAGACTATACAACATTAAATGACTTTATGCGTGAAGTTAATGATATGGTTACAATTTATGGTGGAGCTTGGATAGGAATGGATCGACCAGCATATCAGGTAGAAACAGTTGCACAGGAATTAGCAGAAGATATAAGATCATACGCAACACTGTTTAGCCCAACAAATGTAAGAGATTGGAGCTATAGCAAAAAGACAAACGGACAAAGAGTACTTGATTATGTTAAAGTAATTGACGAATCGTACGAGGATTATGATGTAGTAAGATGCTGGCATTCAGATATGATAGAGGTGTATACAGTACAAAAAGGCGATGCAGCCGAGTATACATTAAGAGAGACTGGCATACACGAATTAAATAATGTGCGTGACAGTATAGCAGTTGATTATGGTAAAATACTTAATTATACAGAATATGAAAACAAACTAGGATATGTACCGTTCGTATTTGTACAAACGGACAAAAGCTTCCACAAAGGTGTGGGTACAAGTGCAGTGGGTGATGTATGTGATCTGCAAAGAGAAATATATAACTTGACATCGGAATTGTACCAGACGATTCGCATTAGTAGTGCGCCTTCAATTGTGGCCGAACCTGCTGCAGAAATTAACGGTGGCGCTGGAGCTATTATAACAATTCCAGAGGACACAAATAATGTACCATTC